GCTCACAGGCATAGTGGCCACATCAGGCACCGCCACCAAACTGGCCAATGGCACCAGCAATGTAGACATACCTGCCTCCAATGGCAATGTCAACACATCCGTGGGCGGCAATGCCAATGTGTTCGTGGTCACTGGCACCGGCGCCAACATCACTGGCACACTCAATGCCACAGGTAATGCCAATGTAGGCAACATTGGTGCCACCAATGCCAATTTAACAGCTCTTACTGCTACAGGTAATGCCAATGTAGGCAACATTGGTGCCACTCGTGGCGTGTTCACCAACATCGTGGGCACACTGGAAACAGCAGCACAAACCAATATCACCAGTGTTGGTACTTTGGGGTCTCTCACAGTAACAGGCAATACCACTACTGGTAATTTAAATCTTTCGGGCAACATAGTCGACACTGGCGCATTGTTCCTTAAAACAGGGGCTTCGGGCAATGTCACATTGGCACCCAACGGATCAAACGTAATAGTAGCCACCACCACTGGTGCCAACATCACTGGCACACTCAATGCCACAGGCAATGCCAACGTTGGCAATTTGGGTACAGCAGGGTTGATTGTCGCCACCGGCAACATCACTGGTGGTAATTTAAGCACCGCTGGACGTTTAAGTGTCACTGGCAATGCCAACGTGGGCAACATAGGTGCCACTAATGCTAATGTCACAGCGATCACAGCCACAGGTAATGCCAACGTTGGCAATTTAGGTACAGCAGGGTTGATTGTCGCCACGGGCAACATCACTGGTGGCAACATCGTCACTGCTGGTCAGGTATCAGCCACGGGCAATGTCACGGGTGGTAATTTAAATCTTTCGGGCAACATAGTCGACACTGGCGCATTGTTCCTTAAAACAGGGGCTTCGGGCAATGTCACATTGGCACCCAACGGATCAAACGTAATAGTAGCCACCACCACTGGTGCCAACATCACTGGCACACTCAATGCCACAGGCAACGCCAATGTGGGCAATATTGGTGCTACTAATGCCAATATCACTGCCATGACAGCGTCAGGCAATGTCACGGCCAACTTCTTTATAGGCAATGGTAGCCAACTAACAGGGATTACGGCAGCTAGCTCAGCATCTTTGTCCAATGGCACCAGCAACGTTTCTATTCCAGTGGCCAGTGGTAATGTCAACACATCTGTGGGTGGCACAGCCAATGTACTGGTAGTGACCACTACCAGCGCCAATGTAACTGGTACTGTTAACAGTCTTCAAGAAGTCACCACTGTGGTGTCAACTAGAAAGACTTTAACCAGCAACATTACCATAGAGGACAATGTAAACGCTGCTACAATTCAAAGTTTAATCATACCAAATGGTCTGTCAGTGACAGTACCCAACAGTTCTACCTGGTACGTTGGTAAGTTGGCCTAGGTATAAATAATCGCAATAGGGTTTAAAAATGCCAATCACTTTAGATGGAACAACCGGTATTACTACTCCCACAGTGTATGCCAATAATATTTTTAATGGCAGCAGCAATGGTGTGGGAAATATTGGTAATAGTTCTACTTACTTTAACACAGTTTTTGCCAAGTCTACCTCGGCTCAATATGCGGACATAGCTGAAATGTATGTGGCCGATGCCGCCTACAGTCCCGGTACTGTATTAGCATTTGGCGGTAACCATGAGGTCACTATCAGTTCTGTGGAAAATGATGTTAAAGTAGCTGGTGTGGTAAGCACTAACCCCAGTTATCTTATGAACAGCACACTATCTGGACAACACGTGGTTGCTGTGGCCTTGGTGGGACGGGTACATACTCACGTGCAAGGTAATGTGCGCAAGGGCGACATGATGGTTTCAGCCGGTAACGGTGTTGCAATGTCGTGCAGTGCCCCTGCCATGGGCACAGTAATCGGAAAAGCACTAGAAGATTTCACCGGCACCCAAGGTAAAGTTGAGTTGGTAGTGGGAAGATTATAAAGTTTCTTTGGCGCGATTGCGTATCAGTTCAATTTTTCCGGCAATGGCATCAAAATTTACCGTGTTCCACAAACCAGGATGCATGTTTTTTGGCCACACCCCGGCTGCTATCCAGGCATAGCCTAGATGTTCATGGTTCAGTTGCGGAACAAACTCATCCCGGACCACAGCAAAAAACGTGTGGTAGCTGAAACCCGACTTGGCATCAGTGAATTTTTCCAAAGGACTCAGACTCAAGAAGTCGGGCATTGATCCTAACTCTTCCCGGCACTCACGTTCTATGGCTGATAGTAGGTTTTCTCCGTGCAACATTTTCCCACCAGGCAACGCCCAATTTTCTGGATGTCTATGGTCGTTGCGCATGAGATAGAGATATCGATCAGTGGAGACCGAATAAAACCAAACTCCTACAGCGTTTAAAGTACTAGACTCCATTCGCCCCCGGGATACAGTCCCTCATAGCTTTTGACCCATTCGGCGGTGTTGTCGCTGCCGGTCCAGCGGTATTGCTGGCCTGTGTTGATGTTGGTAACAAACTGTTGGTTGATAGACTCTGACGCATCAAAGTCCACATACCATTCTACGCCATCAAATTCTATGATGTCGTTGGTTCGGGCCAGCACACTGCCCCAGGCCGCTGTGGGGCTCTCACCGTCGCCCTCGCCCATGTCCTGTAAGATCAAATATCTTTGTCCCGTGGCTGGAGCCGGTAAGCCATTGTTGGGGCCTGACAGCAAAGGATCAATGATGGCGTTGATGGCCTGCAGTGTGTTTTGTGGAATAGTGTCAATATCAACATCAAACAACATGAATCTTTGGTCCAAGGGATCAAAACTCACGAATCCCACCACTTGGTTATCATCATAGGGATTACTGAGGCGTATCTGACTGATGCCAGGACGCAGCACACCATACATGCCCACCACCGCGTTCCAACTGAGGTTGCTGGGTATGAATTGCTGCCCGTCGGTGTTGTCGTTGGTGGGATTGATCACAGTGCTATAGGTCAAGCATTGTATCTTGTTGCCAACCAACAGCGTTTGATAGCCATAAGGCGTGATTTTTTGGCGAGTGCCCAACAATAAATCACTGTTTATCACAGCTTCACTGGCGTCGCCTTGAGCATCAAAACAACTGGCAATGATTTTCTCCACCACGCCCAGTTTCTTGACCTTGGCTGGACTTGAGATCCATATGGGAATATTGAATCTCATGGTCATGATGTCTATGGGATCTTCGGTGCCAATGGGTATGCTGCGGCTGCTCCAGGTCACTTGCTCCAGCTCCACCACCGATAGACTGGTCCAGTCAATGTAGTTGTCGGTGCTCTGCACTTCAAGACTGGGATTAAACAACGTGGCAATCTGTTCAAAGATCTGCATCTTTTGATTGGTGTTGCTGGTCCATATGTCAAGGTTCAAGGTCATTTTATAGGGCACAGGCATCAATCTTTCAATGGTAAACGCATTGCCTTGAGTGGTTTCGTAGGTTTCGGTCACAGTGTCGTAGGTTCTTTGTCGCACAGCAAAACGTGATACGAAATACGGTTCTTGTAATCTTGCTCGATCATAGTCCATGCCCGTGATATAAAAAGTCATCAATGGCGTGCTGGGCATGCTGCTGGCAGAATTATTTTGCAGTATGGTCTGGGCCTGGCGCGTAGCATCACCATATCTAATGGGCACACGTATCAATGTAGGATTGCCTTGATCGTCACGACCATACTCAACCTCAAAAAGACTGAATATGCGTGTGAACTGCAGGAGGAACCTGCGTATCTGTTGATCGTAAAAATATTGCTGCATGTGTTAGTTACCCGCCGTTGTCGGCCCTGGGCTTCAAAATCTCGCTGAGACTCTGGCGACTGGGTATGTTGCCGCGGTCTGTAGTGGCCACGGTGTTGGTGTTGTTGACAAAGCTGCTGCGCAGAGTCTGATTTTGCGGACCGTTGGTGAGATCGGTGCGTACCTTGTCCTCGATCCTGACCCAGGCACTGCCATTGAATCGGAAAAGCCTGTTGGGGAAATAGTCCAACCTTAGCGCATATTGGCCGTTGGTGGGATTGAGAGGAAAACTCACGCCCGGTGTCACGGGCAGACCGTTGGGCGCGATACCGTCACCGGTAAGATAGCCAATGGTGTAACCATCACCGCGCGGAGTCACGGTACCGTTGTTGGTTTCTATTCCATTGTTGCTGACGTTGGTATCAGAACTGACATTTTGACCATCTGGGTTGGCAGGCTGGCCGTCGGGCAATGTGGGGAAGATGTAAAACTTCACAGTGTCGTAGCCGCTCTTGGGTACTTCAATCTCACTCTGCAGCAGGATGGCATCGTTGATTTCAAGGTCACGAACACGAGTGGTGCCCAGCTGTTCTTCCGTGGGCGGATTCACCGGCGCCCAATAATTTGTGTCGGTAATGTCAGTACCGGGCGGAACACTGGTTATGGCCTGATAGTATTGATCACCGCTGTTGACGATGGTGCCTGGCGCATAGAAGTTTCCAGGATCCCAGATGTTTTCCGTGATCAGTGGCTTGTTGAGTATTTCTTGATATTCTTGAGCATTGACCAAGGGTGTGGCCTTAACGCGCCAGAGGTGCGGCAGCCAAGTCTGACTGAATCCCTCGCTGGCAAAGTTTGCTTCTTGGATAACGTAATATCTAGGCAAAGCTCTTGTTATAGTTGTATCAAGAGGATTCTGATCACGGAGATTTGGCATTTCCAAGACATCGCCGGCCATGAGTTTGCGACCCATGGTATCGATCATGTCGTTGTAGTGGAAGGTAATGAACAGCGTGTCGTTCTGTAGAAACAATCCAAACTGTGTGAGATTGAAATCCAGATCCTGTACATTATAAACACCACGCATGCGATATACATCGGGGTCATAGGCTCGATCTCGGTTTTCCAACAACAACAGGTCTTGTATGAACAGAGGATTTTCTACAGAGTAGTTGGGCTGAGTGGCATCGAAATTTCCAGATTCCGCAGAATCGCCTTGACCGGTTTTGGGACCCAGATATTTGTGGACGTAAATATCCAGTCCGCCAACGGTGTACATTTCCGATATTGTTTTATCGAAATACTGATAATCGTTGGTGCGATTTGGGCGCCAAAGGCTTAATCTGGGCATGGTAACTCCGCTGTTTTTATTTAGTTTGCGCCCGGTTGACATCTAGATCCTAGTGTGCTATAATACACCTATTACAGTTAAAGGAGCTGACATGAAAGCTGCAACTGCGGTCAAGCCCATGCAAGTCAAGGGCATTGATTTGAAATATCTGGGCAATGAGCCCGAGTGGTCTCCCACGCTGCCCGAAGTGGATCGCAGGCTCCGCTTGATGGAAGCCTTTAATTGGTACAACTATCACTGCGACAAGAAGCAAGCCAAACAGATGTTGGTGGACTGGCTCCAGCGCCGCGGTCGCGCAGAAGAAGCCAAGTCCATGTCTCGCGTGGGCGACAGCAACATCAAGACCACCATGGCCTGGCTGTGCCGCGCCAATCTCATGGGCATGCCGCTGGCGGAGTCTGAGCAGGCCAAGATAGATCAGTTCGTGGCAGATGTCTTGACAGCCACACAACCGCCCGATGATGGCACCGATGAAGATGAGCGACACGCAGCAGTCAAGCCCAACATCCAGGATCGCCTGCGGGAAAAGATGCTCCAGGCCGGCGGTGAACTGGAAGGTCTCTATGATGACATGATCCTTGCTGGTGGCAAAATGAGCGACCAGTACAAGCCCATGGAAGTGTTGCAAAACCACAACGTGGCCCCACAACTCATCGCAGAGATCACCAGCACTTGGCAACATCGCCTGGACGAACTGCAGGACGCAGTGGAAGGACGCGATGCCCAGCTGGTGGAAGGCTACAGCAATCATGGTCGTATCAAGCTCAGAAACATGATTCGGTTTGCCGAGCAAGTCATTGCTGACTGTGCCAGTTATCTGCAGATCAAGAAAGTGGGGCGCAAGCCGCGCAAGAAGAAACCCGTGAGCCCAGAAAAGCTCACACGACGCTTCCGATTCCTCAAGGATTTCGCAGAGCTAGGCTTAGTCAGCGAGCCCGTGACCAAGTTGGTCAATGCCACTGAAGCCTGGCTCTATGATACCAAGCGCCGTAAATTGATCCACGTTGTAGCAGACGATCATTTCAAGACTTTCAGCGTCAAGGGGTCTGCACTGATTGGATTTGATGCCACACACAGCCTGCAGAAAACACTGCGGCGCCCCGCAGAGCAGCTCAAACCCATACTCAACGGCAGTGCCGCTACTGCTCGCAAAGCCTTCAAGGACATCAAGGCAGTGGAAAGCAAGTTCCGTGGTCGCAGCAACGCTGGTATTGTCCTGCTCCGAATCCGCTAAATACGGGGCAGGAGCATGCCATGGCCGACGACACACTGGATCCTTTAAAGAAACAACTGATAGAATATGTCCAACTACAACTGGGCGACCAGATTGTTGATATAGAGCTTGATCCCAGCCACTACGAAGCGGCCTATCAAAGGACCTTAGGCGTATATCGCCAGCGTGGGCAAAATGCCTACGAGGAAAGTTACAGTTTTCTCGAGCTCATAAACGATGTCAACGAATACATACTGCCGCAAGAAGTCATAACAGTGAGGCAGATCTTCCGGCGCACTATTGGACTTGGCACTGGCGTAGGCGGATTTTCGTTTGATCCCTTTGGCGCTGCCACGCTCAATGTGTATCTTTTGAACTTCAATCAAGCATCAGGCGGCATGGCCACTTATGATTTCTATCAACAGTATGTGGAACTAGCAGCCAGAATGTTTGGTGGCTACATCAACTATACCTATAACAGTGTGACCAAAAAACTGCAGATCATACGTGACCCCCGTGGCACAGGCGAAGTGGTGCTGATGTGGACCTACAATCTCAAACCCGAAATCACGCTGTTGGCAGATTACCAAATCAGCCAATGGTTTCGGGACCACATGGTGGGTGCGGCCAAATACATCATCGGCGAAGCTCGTGAGAAGTTTGCTGCCATAGCGGGACCACAGGGCGGC